ATCGCCATCTGCATATAATTCATTCTCTTTAATTGTAGCTAATTTGCGTTTACGTGATTGATTACGATGGGATGACTTATGTCTATCTCCATCATAACCTTTTTTATGAGAGTGATAGTTACTTTCAGATACTACGTGTCTAAATGTACCTCCTTCTTCATCCTGATATCGATAAAGAATACGCTGATAAAGAGAAATAGTTATATCTAAAGAATGAATCTTGGATAAAATTTTTCTGCGTCTATCAAACTTTTTTCTTACACGAGGATGTAAAGACGATCGCTTCTTCACCGTCATTTGATAAAGATTCAATTCATCGAGAAATGAATCTCCAGTAGAAGATCTTTCTACTAACAATTCTCTCTCTTCTAATAAGGAATTGATCTCTGTAGGAATATTATTAATTTCGTTAATGCAATAAACAGTTTACCAGGTCGCATGAATCCAGCGGTAAACCGACTACCGGGCTAAAATTAACCTTTATTTAAAGTCGCAATATTTAGCATCATGTGATATATCATCACTCGACTTTCACAAACTGTCCATTCCGAATCTTATCACCGGGAGTTACAAATAGATTCTTTTAAAAAGACGATAACAGTTGCAGCTATAAAACTCGTGTTCAGCTAATTTCCGGATTCCTCCGCACGAGAGTTGTCAAGATCTAATCGATCTTTATGTTGTGTAAATGTAGGAAATTGTCTTTCCAATTCTTTTTCTGGAATATTTAAAATAATATTCGTAGAAAAAATAAATTGTTCACGAATTTCCTGATACTTCTCTTCAGAATAATGAAAGAAAAGTTCTCCTAGAGCACTCTGTAAACTTGATACAATTTGTAATTCTTCATTTATTACCTTAGATGGCATATAAAATTTAATTGATTTGCAAATAGAGTAAATATCAAGTGGTGCAACCCAGGAATTGAGATCTTCTCTAAACACGAAATTTCTTTTTAAGAAAGAAGCTTCATGAATAGTAAGATAATCAGACATTTCCATTGTTTTTTGTGCATTAGTATAATCAATACCATAAACTTCTCGACAAAATTGTTGATAACTATTGTTATTAAAGAAATCTACTTCTGGTTTAACAGCCACAAGTAAATCATCTCCATATACAATTGGTTTCAATTTATCGAAAAAATCTGTCCCGTCTCCAGACATACTAACATATGCATATACTAATAAGATAATCCCTCGAAGAGAATTATCTTCAGCAGTAGCATATTTACCAGAAGGTTGAAGTCCTGGAACACAAAAGACATCGCCTAACATTTGTACATGTGGGAAGAGATTATCAGTCAATAATCCTTTAGTAACTTGAATAGCTTGATCATTATAACCAAGTGCTTTCAAACACTCAAGAACAATAGTATTGGCCGCAATACCAATTTCAAATGGCATAGCAGTATCATAACTACCATAGTCTCCTTCCATAATTTGATCAGAAAAATCCGTCAAATAATGTACAAATTCAGTTGCTTGCTGATGCATATTTAAAGTTACTCCATCACAGAAGATATCTTTAAATTGATGCATCAATGTATAAAATGGAATAAGAAACATTCTATCGAGAATAACCTTTTCGAATGGTCCTCCATAAAAGACACGAGTTTTACCAACTTTAATCTTTTCAGTAGCTCGAACTTCATCTTTTAATTGTGCTCCATATAAATACATAGCAATTTCATCACGTTCATAAATATCTAATATTTCGATGATTTTCTCTTTGACATTTGGATTAACTTCATAACCATTGGGAAAATCATTTGTAGATATTGGTGTTACGTGATCTTTCTTTTTTCCACCAAAAGTTAAACCAGCAGATGTTGAAACATCCATGGATCTAACATAACAAACGTTAGCTGCTCCATTGATAGCATTATCTAAGTTCATAGGAGAAAGCTTAGCAATACCTTCTTGTTGAAGTCCAG